ATCTGGCTTTGACGCGATTTCAGGTCATTTGCGAACGAATCGATTATCTGCCTAGATGCCGGGTCTACCTGTGCTTTGAGGGTAAAGACTACCCCACGTTCTGCGTTATCTGCCACCTAGCACCCCCGCCAAAATCGATTGCTCTAGTGATTGCCTCGATACTCGATCCTCGATCTCTCGCATCGCTGCAAACGTTTGCAATAGCCACCAATCGCTTCGCTCTGCCTCGTTGAGCATTGCACCCCCGGAAACCTTCGACGCTTGATAGAGGCTTATCACGGCCTCCTGCTTGGCGTTTAAGTCCGGCTTGTCATTGTAGTGACCCTTTGCGCAACCAATCGAGGCTTCGCAGGGAGTTTTTCCCGTTCGCTCTGCGTAGCCTTTCCGATCCCTGCTACGGATCGCCTCGCCGGTTTCCTCATCGAACATGAACCTCCGGCACAAGTCGCATGGCCTTTTTGCCAGGGCTGGATTGACCAACCGAAGCGAAAAAGCCGTCAGGATTTTTTTTGATCGCCCTCTAAGGTTCCGGTTTCTCCTTCGTCTAGAAACTCTTTTGGAATCTCTGCAGTAGGATCCGAACCGACCATCACGAAATAGATCCGGAGCAAAATCTGATGCCCGAGCATGTAAACGTGTTCTTTGTCGCATGGTGCGTCGAAGCTCCACGCAGAAATAAACAACGCTACGAATTTCCGCATCGATTCGACAACCTTCTCAGGCTCGCTTGCCGAGTCCGAAAAGTCTTTAAGCTGCTTTTCGATCGTCACAGGATCCGGCCTGCGATACCGAAAGAACACCGCAGGGTACTTTCCGGTGGCCTCTTTGATATAGGCAGGGCATGTAGTTTCAGCACGAACGAATGGATCTTTCCACGACATAGAAACCTCAAAAAAACAAAGGGGGATGTTGTATCCCCCTCAGTGTACCATTGGCAACGTTGCCACGCTACAAGCTAGAATTACGACTTAACAACGTGGATTTGGTTGTCGGAGGTCGCAGTCAAAATATTGGCTTTGCGTAATGCCTCGAACGTCAAAGACTGATTGATTCGACCACGGCCAGGAACCGTAGGCCCACCGCTCATGTACTTGAGATTACCGAAGTTGAATGTGTAGGTGGTCGTCCCGTCGTTGATCGCAAGCGAAGCGACCGCACCAGCCAAAGCAGCATCATAGAGCGCCGATGTATCGGACCTGAACGCAGTTTGAACCGTCAGATTGACAATCAAATCCTGCGACTCAAACCGGGTCGGAGTCAGCGAGTTTTCGTACTGGTTTTGATCCAATGAGTTGTCAATCAAGAGCCTGAATGATTGGATCGGATAGGCTGTCGAATTGTAGGTCAGAACCGCATCTGAAAACAGGTAAGCCGTTCCGCACTCTGGCACCGGTGTCGTCGGATAGGTCGATCCAAATACTTCTTCAAGCTCTCCGACGCAGGCCACGTTCCAGTTTAGGTACTGCGTTTCCTGGCCCGAGATTTCTAGCGAGTTGATTCGCAGCTTGTTGTACTGATAGATTGCCCCGACCTTATCGACCAGCGCGTACCATAGCGGAATTGTTTCGGTCGGAATGTAGGGGCTTGCCCCGCTGTGTCCGATCGCCCGAGTCAGAAACCAATCGATTTCCTGAACGCCGAAATTCCCAGAGATATTCCCGCCAGACTTGTCGGTAGTCGTCCTGGCCCGGCATGATGCCCTTTGGCGTGTCCCACGGTGGCCCTGATGGATCCCCACCGTTCGCTGACCGACCAAAGAGCACTCATTGAACGCTACGCCGATCCCGCTTCCCCAGGTAACAGAATCCGAAACAATCAACTTCGATGCGGTAGCTTGGCTCATAGAATCCTCTAAGGGTTAAGTTCGATCCTATCCTAGCTCGTTTTTGCTCACTCAAAACGACCGAAGAACGGCACCTTGTCCGGCCCTCGGAAATGCAGAACCTTTTCGCCCGGCTGCGGGTTGCGGAACCCTGGAAGAATCTCGACCGGACTGGACTTAAAGCAGGCTTGGAAAATCTCCAAAGCTTCGGCTTCGCTGTCGCAAATTGCTAGCCTACCATCGACGATAAACACACCGTCGAGTACGGCCTTAGTTTCCTCGTTTTGCTGGATATTCGCAGCATTGCTATTTTCTGAGGCTGGCAACGTTGCCACCTGTTCGACTGGTTCCGACCCCTGTTCTGCTGGCAACGTTGCCACTTCTTCGATTGGTTTTTTCGCCATTTAAGCCACCGATAACCTTTGTACTGTGCACTTGATTTTCACTACCACCGAGCTTGCATCATACCCGCCTTCGAATGCCGGGTCTACAAACGGCGTGGCGAAGTCGATTTCGATGCCTTGGATCTTTGTCGTCGGAAACTTCCCGGCCAGGGTCGCAGCGTCTAGGGCTGCCTGCGCCGTGGTCTTGATCGGCGTCGGCATGAACCCGTGGGACTTGTTCTGGAAAATGTTCTCGATCCGCTCGATCGCCCCAAGATGAGCTTCCAACCCACCGGTAAGATCCCCGTCGGCTGGATCGGAAACGACTACCAAGAAACGATAGATACGCTCGTCGATTGTGTTTTCGTGCGTTGGGCTTTCTGTCTGCAACGGAACAACCCGACCGCCTGCTACCCAGGTTCGGCCTCGGTTGTATGGCTTCTTTGCCAGCGTGAACGCTCGCGCCGATAGGTCAGCATCGGCGTTAAGCGTTGCTACGATCGCATCACCAAGGATCTTCATCCGACTTCCGAGCATTGGCCATTTTCTCCACGGTTAAATCGTCCGGATGATGCAGTTCCTCGAAATACTGTACCCGCATTCTAAGGATCTCGATTTTCAATGCCGAGCCAGGTTCTGCCTGCGTAGGCTCTGGCATCGCTCGATCGAGTTCTAATTCCGGTTGGTCATCCAGTTCCGTTTCCATTGAACACCCTAGCCATCATAGCGTCAGCGAGTTGATTCGTCAGTCTTTCGACATAAGACCCTTCCAACCAAAGGAAAGGCCGCGCCGGTATCTTGCGAGTTCCGAACTGCTGATACGGTGCGTAAAAAAATGATGTTCCGATTTTTGCCTCGTTACGCATTAGTTCCTCGATGCGTCCCTCCGAGCCCGATTGCGTCACCGATCGTTTCATCGCCCCGGTCAAAATCAACAATGGGTGAGGCCCATGCAGCAAAATAGTATAGGGGGCGTGAGGTGGCCAGATACCATCCGGCCCTCTTGTTTGATCGAAATTAGACGAAAACCCCTCATGCAGGGGGTCTAGCATTTCGTTCCATACCGGCGAAAAATCGAACGATTCTAGGCTCTGTGCCATCCTAGAAAGCTCGTCCGATATGTTTTCGGCCAGTATGTCGTTCATTCTTCCTTGGTGCTCTTTCTGACGATGCAACGCCACTCGGAAAGATCGACCGTTCGACGAATCGACTTAATAATCCAGTCAGAATCGAAGGCTGCGAACTTGTCCCCGATCTTCGGTTCGATAATTGTATTTGTCGTATCAACGATCGTTTCGGCCCACACGACCAAGGTCATATCCTCTGGCTCATAGCCGAACGTGCTGGCCGCCATAACGATATCCCGTTCGCTCAGCGCAGAGCGTTTACCCTTGGCAACGTTGCCACTTACTACCTGGGTCGTGTACCGCTGTGGCCCGAAAGAGAACGTGAGGTTTTCTACTCCTTCGATGTACTGCCAGTCCCCTTCGTAATCGACGGAAAGCAGATTCGGTACCGATCCATCGCCAGGAGTAACAGGCCCACCGCCAGAGCACCCAAAGAAATCGCAAAAGGTTGTAACGACTGCCATGCTAGCTCACTTTCGTGATCGTAACGTCGATTTGATTTGCAGGGCTATTCCATCGCTGAACGTCACCGTACTTAAACACGCCGTCCGTAGCCATTGAGACTGCGACCGTATCGAAACGGAATTGTCCGCTGCCATTGCTTTCAATCATAGAATCGAGCCGGCTAAGGGCCTGAGTCGCTGCCACCGCTGACGAAATTTCGCTCAACGTAAACGTCAAGTTTGGAATCATCATGTACGCCGATGTTGTATCAGGCACAGTTGCCCATTG